TGTATACTCTGTAATATCACCAACAGCTTGTTCTGCTTCTACCAAATCTGCAGCTTGTTCAGGAGTTATTCCACAAAGATGTCTGACACATGCAGAGGCATCACAGTGTTTTTTTATTAACGGTCTTTTGCAAAGGTATTTGTATTCTTTATCTTTTGATTTAAGTATTGTGTCCTGTATTTCTTTCTCTTCTACCGGTCTAGCCATATATTCTCGATTAAAATATTTTAGCAAAGTTACAGCATCCATTTTACTATATTCAGGAATTTTTTTAACACCCTTTTCAACTGCACGCATAGACCAGGTATACATATGTAATAAATAATCATTTCGATTTTCATCCGGTATTTTATTGTTATTTAACTTTAAACAATTTTTTGTGCACGGTAATAAAAAATCTTCTAATGTTTTTTCTTTTGGCTTTTTTATTTTCTTAACAGCTTCTGGAACTTCTTCTTGTAGATAATCTATTAAATCTGTTTGTGCATACTGATCATACATTTCAAAAAACTGTTCAATAGAAGCGTCTTCAAAATCATCTGTATATGCGTAAGTGCTTCCTTCTTCATGATTAAAGTACGGCATGTTAAGCCAGGAACCATCTTTCTTATCCGCTAAAGAAGTTTGCATTGGATAAACTCTATCTAAAATATCTGCAAGACCCAACTTACCTGCAAACTTTTTCATAACTAATTGTACTTCTTCAGCGCTACTAAATTCTTTCATGAACATATAAACGTGCGCTCTCCCACTTTTTGATCTAAACATTATTAGTGGTAGTTTAAGTTCTCTTATTTTTTTTAATAAATTTTCGTAATCGTAATTATTTACATCAATATCAATAGCGCCCCATTTGCACGTGCCATCGTCTTTTAAGGGGAATACACCTAATCTATTACCAACACCGTTAAGATGGTTTTCCCAAAGCTGTTTTGTAAGGGGCTTGTGTTCTATCCAAGGCCTACCTTCAACTTTAACAGAAAGTTTTTTATCATTCTTTCTAAATTGACCGTAAGCTCGTTCTAAACCTTCAAATATATTTATAAATTTATCTATCATAATAAAGCGTGGGCGTCTTCCACTCTCGCTTTGACGCCCACTACCTAGGATATTATAAATCTAATGAAGCTTGTTTTACTTCTTGATTTTCATGTTTTGTTTGAATCTCACCTTTACCTACAGATTCTGCAAAAGCTTTTGCCATGTCATAGACATTCTTGTCTTCAACTAGTCCTACTTTTGCTACATCCCAACCAAACCATGTTCCTTTGTCGTTAGACATCTGAACGGTAGATAGATTATAAATGTGGCTGTAAGTTGGCGGAGTAAACAAACCATTTTTACCCTGCATTTTAATACCCATCATCATTGAGTTCCATTTTCTACTAACTTTAAGTTGAGTAGATTTCATAGAAATCAAAGCTGTAGATGGATTATCACCAACAGTTAATACAAAGTGACTTGCAGTATTCTCAAGATAATTACCGTTTGGTAATCTGTCTTTATAGTCTTTACCTCTTGTGGTTTGACTTACTATATCACTGTCTGCCGCGTGAATTGCAACAGGTGCACCAGTGCTGGTACCTCTGTCTTGCCATTCAATGTATTGTCTTTTGTAAAAGACTGGTACAACTTGTAATTTGTCGTACAACTGATTGGTTACAGTGTTTATGATTTTGCCCGGCTCTGCGCCCTCGACATATTTACCATCTCTTTTGTTTACCTCTGGAGATAGTTGGCCCAAAATTTTTAAGAAAGGCAACGCAAGATCTTCTTGCGAAATGTTTTGAGCACCTTTATTAGCATCAGCTTCAAATAAATTCGTTGCTAATGCTCCTTCTTTTTTTTTGCTACTTGGTTCATGTTTATTGTTTCCTTTTTATTGTAGTCTTATTTCCAATAAATATATTGAAAATTTCCGTTGGCATTTCTTTACCTGCCTCAATACGCTCACGGACTAACGCTTTAAGAGTCATGGGCTCAACCTTCAACTTTTGTGTCGGTTGAAACCCACGCTCTTGTGCAAGAGCAGCATAATCAGCTGCCTTGTTATCTTCGTTGCGACCAAAAGACACGAGTATCTCGTTTTTGATTATATCTCCTAGTCCATTATTACGAAGCCAGTTAAACGCCGCTTCCCTGTTTGCTACAGTTATAGTTGCGCTATAATGTGGTTTAACATCTACTGAAGAACCATCCATAAGTTTAAGATGAGATAAACCCATCTCAGACATCATAGTTGGAATAACTTCTCCCGATAAATGTTCATAATTCTTTTTCTTTTGTTTGAGTTGCGTTTCGGCAACCTCAATTTCTCTATTTAAAGTTTCAAGTCTTTCAACTTGATCTGCAAGAGACTGAATATTTTCAGTTTTACTCATTGCGTTTTGTTGATCATTCTCAAAATCAATTGACATTTATTTTTTCCTTTCTAGTTGGTGTTATATACCAGGTCGGATTAGTGTATCTCTTTCCTGATTTTATTTTTAATACTTGGTGTTTTATTTTGTTTCCTTTAAACAAAACAATCTTACCTTTCTTGGGACGAATAACTTTAGTTCCTACTAAAGTTTCACCTCCCTCATAATCATCATTTAAATACAAAATTGATGTATGTGTATGATAATTAAAATCTACATGTGGTGCTTGTAATGATTTCGCAGGCCATTCAACTATTTGTGAATAGTTTATACAAGTGTTTACAGAATATTTTTTTACAAAAAAAGTTAACTTAGCTAATAATACTTTAAACTCTATTATTTCATCCAAGACAGCTGTTCTATCACAATATATAATATTAGTATCTCTGTGTGTAGTTTTATTTTTGCTATTATTAATATAGTCTATAAAAAAATCACAAAAGCTATCTTCTAAAAAATTATTTTTTTGTATGATAGAAACCTTACTCATGCATTTTTCCTTTCTCATGTAAATTAATTTCAATAGGATAATATTTTCTTTCTTGCCTATCCCATTTTAAAAGTTTGTATTTACCATTCGTCATTTCAGAAGCTAAAGAACATGCAACACCTATAATTGCTGGATCACCTGTTAACAATAAATAATCGTCTTCAGTAAAATCTTTTAGTGCCTGTCTTAATTTATAAATTAAAGGACCAGGAGAAAAAATTATCTGTGATAGTTCCGGCAATAAAAATTTAAAGTCGCCATATTTTTGCGCACCTATAATATTGATTTTAGGTTTACCTTCTTTGGTTCCTGGTATTTCTTGAATAACATGAACAATCGGTAAATTATTTTCTTTCATGTTTCATAATATATAGTTTTTTTTATTGTTGTCAATTAAAATTTTACAGTAGAATCTACTAAGCCAAAATTTCCTTTCGGAATTATATTAAACGCTAAAGAGTATCTATCTTCCGAAGATAAGTTTGGCATAATTTGGTGCCTTAATTGACTAAAAAATAAAATTAAATAATTGTCTTTTGGAATAACGGTCCATTCGTGAGAATTGTATATGTTATATTTTTTTGGTGGAGTAAAAAATTGATTCATACCATCGTGATAAAATTTAATTCCAAAACCAGGATTACCTTTAGGATAGTAAACACCGCTTAACCATGAGTTAGAGTGCTTGTGTTGGTCCGAAAATAATTTTGGTTTTGTTTTAGTCAACCATGAACTAAATATTCTATAATCTATGTTTTCTAACATAAGGACTTTTTTGAGAGTTTCGTCCACAGCTTTTTTAATTTCTTTGTTAAGTTCTTTGTATTTTCTTAAAACATTTACATCTTCACTTATTGAAGCAGAGCTTTCAAAAGGTTTATTTACAGAACCAAACTTTTCTTTTTTAAATTTTAAGGTCAAATCCTTCTTTATATCTAGCTTATAAATAAATAAAGTATTAGAACAAATAGGTATATTCTCTACATGCCTCATTATTTTTTTTCTTTCATACTTGACAAATCATATAATATCCATTATGTAATATGTCAATAGAAAGATGAATTACAAATTTAAAACAAAGCCTTATAAGCATCAGTTAACTGCTTTAGAAAAGTCATGGAATAAGGAGACGTACGCCTATTTTATGGAAATGGGTACAGGTAAAACAAAAGTATTAATAGATAATTTAGCCATGCTTTATGATAAAGGTAAAGTTGATGGTGCCTTAATTGTTGCACCAAAAGGTGTTGTGGGTACTTGGTATAATAATGAACTACCAACTCATATGCCGGATCACATAGAAAATAAGACCGTTTTGTGGCAAGCTCTTATTACTAAAGAACAATCTAGAAAATTAGGTACTTTATTTAATACTGGAGAAGAACTTCATATCTTAATTATGAATGTAGAAGCTTTTAGCACGACTAAAGGTGTAGATTTTGCTAGAAAATTTTTATCTTCTCACAATACATTAATGGCTATTGATGAGTCTACAACTATTAAAAACCCTAAAGCTAAAAGAACAAAAAACATATTAAACTTAGTTCCATTTTCTAAATATAGAAGAATAATGACAGGATCACCTGTTACAAAAAACCCATTAGATTTATATTCTCAATGTAAGTTTTTAAGTCATTGGCACTTAGATTTTGAATCTTATTATGCATTTCGAGCTAGATATGCTGTTATGAAAACAGCTAATATATCAGGAAGACAAATACAACTGGTATCGGGATTTAAAAATTTAGGAGAACTTTCAGAAAAATTACAACCTTTTTCATACCGAGTTTTAAAAGAAGATTGCTTAGATCTACCTGAAAAAATATACATTAAAAGACAAATTAAATTAAGTAGCGAACAGCTTAAATTATATGATCAGATGAAGAAAGAAGCTTTAGCGGTTTTAAATGGAAAAACAGTTACGACTGTGAATGCATTAACTCAATTAATGAGGCTTCAACAAATTACGTGTGGTCATTTTACTGCTGATGATGGGAGTACTCAGCGTATTAAGAATAATAGAGTAGATGAATTAATGGATGTGCTTGAAGAAACTGAAGGTAAAACCATTATATGGGCTCATTATCAATGGGACATAAAAGATATAATTAAAGAAATTGTTAAGGTCCATGGTCCGGGGTCCGTGGTCGACTATTATGGATTAACACCACAAGATGAGAGACAACCTAATATTAAGAAATTTCAGGACGACCCTAGGTGTCGGTTTATCGTTGGAACGCCTTCTACGGGCGGCTATGGCATTACTTTGACCGCTGCAAACACCGTAATATACTATTCTAACGGATATGACCTAGAGAAGCGTTTACAGTCAGAAGACAGAGCACACAGAATTGGGCAAAAAAAGTCAGTGACGTATGTGGATATTTTGGCTGAAGAAACAGTTGACGCGAAAATCGTAAAATCTTTACGTAAAAAAATAAATATAGCATCAGAAGTTTTAGGTGAAGAATTGAGATCATGGATTTAGGGTTAATATATAAGGATGTTAAAGAAATAAGTCCTTTTATTTTAAAACACAAAATTCCTTTATTAATTTATAAAGAACTAACAAAGTACTTAAAACACACAGCAAAAATTAAAAAAAATCAATTATCTTGTTTATTAGAACATAGGAATGCGGGTGAAAATTCTTATCAAGTTTCTTTACCTTTTAATTTAATTGAAGGGTCTTTTTTGCAAGCTTATATTATTCATTTAGGAGAATATTATAGATGTAAATATGAAAATTTATCTTTTAAACAAGTTAGCAGAACTGTGCGTATGCGTAAAAATGAAGATCATTTTGATTCTTACGATTTATGGGTAAATTATACTAAAAAGGGTTCTAAAAATAATTGGCATTCTCATAATGGGTCCTTATCCGGTGTAATATACTACACTGATTGTAAAGGATCACCTACATGTTTTGAAGGTGGTTTTTCCTATAAAGGTAAAAAAGGAGAAATTATTATATTTCCAAATAATTTAAAACATAAAGTAAATACCCATACTAATAAAAGTGAAAGAATAACATTATCTTATAATCTGTATTATAAAACATCATGGATATAATTGAAATAGATAAATTTTTATCAAAAAAAACTTGTGATTATTGTATTAAGTTTTTTGAAGCTAATAAAAAACACTGGAAATCTTTTTACAAAAGAGAAAAGATACAAGTACAAGATTTATTGAACTCTAATCTTACTATCAATAGACTGTATTTAAAATATATAAAACTGTACCCAAACCATAAATTAACAAATTTAGAAATACTAAAATGGCCAACGGGTGAACACCAGGACTGGCATGATGACACAATTTATTATGATAAAACTACTGTTACTTATCTTAATGAAGACTACGAAGGTGGTAGAACTACAGTAGAAAATTACACAGTAGAACCAAAGATAGGAAAAATAATATTGTTTGATGCCGACAAGAAACATAAAGTTTCAATAGTAACTAAAGGGCCCAGATACGTAATACTAGCCTGGTATAATAAAAATTCATCACGTAAAACGTAGGATATACGCGCGACGCGCGCTAAAATTTTAGGATACGACTTTGCCGCCAGACCACTTCATTTCGGGAAGCCCGTTTTCGTAAGATTTACCATCGTAAGTCAAAACTTGTTTTCTGTTTGCACCTTTTTCATTGTACGATACGTGGACCCAGCCACCTGCGGGATCATCTTTTTTGTAGAACTCGAGGATCAGCTGGTCGAAGTCACAATTATTTTGAATCCAATATGCAGTTTGAATATTAGGAACACCTGCTATTTCGAAGTCGACCGCTTGCCCCTTGGCATGCTGCGACGTTTTTTTGCTGCCAATTGCTTCGCAAAGTTCTTCCGATCTGTAACCAGAGGTAATAGTAATGGGTTTATCAAACTTCGCACGAACAGGTTCCAATATTTCATAGCATACGTTCTCCAAATTTTTAATATCACCTGCTCCAGGTGAATTGTCAATGCCTTTTCTAGTTGCGGTCATTGATTTAGTCATTTCTTCTAATTTAAAATGTTTCGATAATTGCATGATTTTTTAGTGTAAGATTAAAGTAAATATAACATATCCCATGCCAGTAATCAACGCTCCAGTAGACACTAATAAAATACTTTCTATACGGTTTATTTGGCGTTCTAGCTTATTTATTTTATCATGAGTCTGCTTCTGCATAATCCTGCAAAGCTTTTCATGTTCTTCAATTTTTTGTAATGCGTTCTTAGCCATTAGGTTCTCCCCGCAATTATTTTTTCTGATGGTGATAGTAAAGCCTCTTCTGTTCTTGTCAAGTTAGTAGTTGGGTTTTTTAGCTGTGTTAATTGTGTATTTTTTACTACTGGCATTGGTGTTTGACCTAATGGTGGTGTTTGTATTTCTGATAGACCTTCTTCTTCACCTACATACTCACTTACATCAATGTCAAATTCATCTCGTAAATCCATTTCTCTAAACTGACTATAAAGTGCTCTTAAAATATCCTTAACTGCTAAGAAAGGATTTTCTGCTCCTAACTCGTCTGCAATTTCTTTAAATCGTTTTTGTATATCTCTTGATGGATAGTAAGGTTCAAATACACCTTCTTCTAATTTGTTATAAGTTCTTGGACTAACTTGTCTATCTTTAAACTCTCTTCTTAAAGTAGATGACTCCGTTCCTAAAATACCTGCTGCTTCTATGTTTCTAAACATCTCTTGTTGCACGTCAAATCTAGCTGCATTTGCTGCAATGTATCTATTGATTACATCTGTTGGACTTTTTTTTCCACCAGCTAATAAACCAAACACACCTCCAGTAAATTCTCGTCTAGCATTTCTCATACCTTCTTGAAATTCAGAAATTTTAAAACCCATACTATCTAATGGATCAACTTTAATAGGTCTGAAGCCCATGAAACCTGCTATCTCATCATCTACTTCTAACATATCTCCTCTTTTAGTTGGAGTTTTAGTAGAAGCTTGATATATTCTTTGAAATTGTTTGTAGGATGGTGCTAATGCATTTCCTAAATGTCTAAATCTAATTGCAGCTTTATCTCCGGCTGATGTTTCATCCGTATATAATTGTCTGCCTTCAGCAGTTCTACCACCTCTTACAGTTAAATCAGTTACAGCTTCTGTCCAAATAGATTCTGATATAAATGGATTCATTATCTCAGAGCCGGCTTCGTTAATTCCACCAACAAAACTTTCTAATAGTTGTTCACCATTTTGTGTTCCATCTTGAACATTATTTAATAAAGTTCTAAAAGGTCTACCTATTACATCGTAAGCATTACTGTGACTAAAATCCATATACTTTAACTCACCATCGTCTGTTCTAATAGGAATGATTGTAGAATTTTTAGACCATTCAGGTACAAATCTTCTTAAAGCTTGAAGTTCATCTTCTGTTACATCATATAATGCTTTAGCTCCTTCAACCGCTAGTGTTGGTACTACAGTTAAAGTTGTAGCCATACCAGATAATCTTGTAAATCCTATGCCATACATAGGGTTATCATTTTTAACTAATCCTTTTCCTACTTCATAAACGTAAGGCAGAATATCACTTCCTCTTACAGGTTTAGAATGTTTCATTTCTTTTAAACCTAGTTCAGCAATGTTAGTAGTTGTTCTAATCATTTCAGAAGGAAACGACATAAAATTACCAATAGGTAATAGTCTTGCTGTTTTAACTACGTCTCCAACGTAAGCATAGTTTGGCACAGTATTTCTAACAATGTTAGCTGCTTCTTGTTTCAAAGCATCATCACTCATTTTAATGCCAGCTTTAGCATAAGCTTTTTTCCTTCTAGCCATCTCAACAAAATAGTTGGTGATCTTCCACGTATCATCTTCAGCTACATATTTTCCTTGAAAAAACTGTCCAAGTTTTCTAAGCTTAGATAACATAGGTCGTAAAACACTATCGGTATTACTAACCTGTTCTCCAAACTTTATATCTCTTAATAAATTTTTAAGATCTCCAATTTGAACTTGTTGGTTTACAACACCTAGTTCTATTAATTCTCTATATAATTTTTCAAATGCTGGATCTTTTGTACCTACATTTAAAAGCCCTGATATATTTACCCCGTCTCTAAAAGCTTGAGCTACTACTTTAGGATTTTCAAATAAAACTCCATTCGCTCCAGCAAAAGCTCCAGCACTTAAAAAGTTTCTGATGTGTGTAGGTATAGATAAAACTGTTTTAGCAATTTGTGATACACCTTTAGGGAATAACAATAAATTTCTATACATCCAACTTGCTACATTTTCTGCTGTTGATGCATCTTCTCTTCCTCTAACAAAACCAGTAAAACCTGTTTGCATGTTGTTCATGTTTTCAATACCTGCTGCAATTTCTTTTGTTGTCCACATGTCAGCTAAAGGATTAGTTAAATTTCCTTCCTTAGTCATTCGTGACATAATAGGATTTAATTGAACTACATCTGCTACTCTATTAGTTGCGGCTTTAGCTTCAGCTTCACTTCCCCAGAAGAATCCTCTACCACCTGCTTTTATAACTGCATCATTTTTAGCAACAATCTCTCCTAAATATCCTTTAGTTCTTGCAATGGAAGATAGGTTAGTCATAGCATTAAAGATGGAATACCTTGGGTCCTGTAGCTCACCAAATAATTCTCTAAATACTTTACTTCCTTTTCCTATTTGAACTTTACCTAAAGGTCCTTTGTCAACTAATTGAACAAAAGATTTTGTAGTTTGTCCGCCGGTAGTTAAATTTTGATATTGAAAATCAGGAAGAGTTTTTGGTTTCTTCATCTTGTTTACTTGTTCTAAAATATCATCTACATGCATCTTTGCTTCTTGATAATATTGATCACTGTTCCATCTAAAGGGAACGCCTTTATTATTTTTTGCAATGTATCTTCTAAACAAGTTTACAGCATTAGAGTAAGCTTCATCGGTAGGTTGGTAAGCTCTATATCCTAGAATACTTTTATCTTCAAAAATTTTATATGTGTTTCCTACTAGACCGTCAATTCTATCTTTCATTATTCCTCTTACATTATCTTGAACTTTAACGTCATCTATTAAATCTATTAATCTTGCAAACTCAGAACGAGATTGATTAATACCTCTAATTAAATTTGCTTCTTGACCTTCAGTTAATTTTTTAGCTTTAATATTTTTAAATAGTTCATTTCCTTTTTTAGGATTAATAGGTTTTCTCATATTACCTTCAAATAAAACTTCATTTAAATTTTTTAAAAATTTAGTTTTTTCTTGACGAGTTGATTTGTCATACATTGTTTGAATAGAAGGAAACATTTTATCCACTTCTCTAGTAATGTTTTTAACTACTTCATTTGCTCTGTTTAAATCAGATGCTTTTAACGCTTCTTTATATGTTTCGGATAAAAATAATTCTTCAGGTAAATTTTGTCTTGGTCTAAATGCACCACCAATTTTATCTACTATTCTGTCAAATTTAGAACTACTATAAGCTAAATCTTTTCCTCTCTTAGCTAAAGCTTTAGCACCGGTACCTACACCATATACAAAAGGTGTAAGGAGTATAGATTCAGAACCAAATTTAACTCTATTCATTAATTTTCTAGCCGCATCATGACGAGGAGATAAATCAGCATCTCTTTCTAATTGTGTTGGAGCTGATTGAAACATGTCACCAAAAGATCCTATCTCTTCTACGTCAGCAACCATTGTTTCTCCTGCTGCACCGCCCATTACACCTGCTGCAAATCTTTTAGCGCCTGCTCTTTTATTTAATCTGTTAGCTTGAGTTAAACCTTTAACCACATTAGGTGCTCCTAATGTTGCATACTGACCAGCCTTCTTTGCTTTTAAAGCTTTGTCTGCTAGCTTAGTTGCAGCTTTAAATCCAGCCGCTCCTGGTACACCAATAGAAACTAATGCTTCAGTAATTTTTCCAGCTGCATGTTGTTGTGCTACTTCTTCAAAGGGATTTAATTTATCAAAAAATTTTTCTACTTCGATAGCTGTTTTTGTATCAGCTCCAAGATCCATTAATTCTGCTGCTAATGATACAACTCCTTCAGGTACTTTTAATACACCCGAAACTAAACCAGCGCCTGCTGCTTCGTACCACGAAGCTTCATTATTTTCTTCGGCATCATTCAATGGTTCAAAAGCCATTTAGCCTCCTTACCTTATACGCTGCTTGTTTTTTACGTTTGCGTATCTTTCAGCCATGTTTTCTTTATCAATGATTTCTTGTAATTCTACAATGCTGATTGCATCTGGGTTTTGTCTTCTAAATGTAGAAGAGGAACCTCTTCCACTTGCTGGTGGAATTAAAACAAAACCTCTAGCTTCAGCCTCTACTTCAGCTTGTGCTCTTGATAATTTTGTTCCAGACTCACTTGTTCCTATAATTTTTTCTTTTTCAATAACTTCTTCACCTGTTGGTATAATATCTTCAAATGTAGTTTGATCTACTTCTGTAAAGTCAAATCCTTTTTGACCTTCTTTTTCTATAATACCATTAAATTTTTTAACTTTACCATCTTTAATATCGTAGAAATATTTTCCAATTGAACTTTCTTTTTTAAGAAGTTTCTCTCTCAATGTATCATTTGTAGGAAGTTTTCCACCTATCAAAGCTGGTTCTACAGCTTCACTTAGTTTTTCTTGAATTGATATATCCCAAGTAGCTTTATTTTTAGCTATGTTATAGTCATCACCTTGATTTACATAAGAAGTAGTTAAACCAGCTATCTGATCAGCTACAGATGCTCTTGCTTCATCAGTTTTACTTAGAAGAGAAAATTCAAATGCTTCTGGTACGGTGTAAATTTTTTGAGTATCGGGATTTATTAATTTTTGTGCCACCATTTCCTTAGCTTGTCTCATAGCAGTTGATTGATTTTCACTTGATAAATTTTTTAATGCTTGTAATTCTAACGCTTGCTCTTGACCAATATCTAACGTCTCTGCTTCAAGAGCTATCTTTCTCATTAGATCTTGTTCAGCTCTACTGTCTTTTGAAAATTGAGCATAAGGTTCTTTAGCTTGTGTAGCTGCAGTTTGAAGTATGTTTCCTGTTGGAGCTCCAGATACCATGTTTAAACCAAAATTAATTAAAAAATCATTTAAGCTTGATCTTGATGGACCAATAGCTTTCATTAATCTGTCTCTAGTTGAACCGTTTGCAAAACCTTCTCTTTGTAATCCAGAAGTGATGCCTTCTCCAGCACTCCCACCTTTTCTAAACATAGGTCTGTGTAAAAATTTATTCATGATTAAGCCTGATACTGATAGGGACTATTAAAATTACCCCGTATATTTCCATAGATTCCTGACAATACAGATCCAGTACCTAACGCAGTTTGCAACGGTGTAGGGTTAGGCATTACTGTTGATTGATATTGTCCTGGCATTCCAGATGCAATGCTCGCAATACCTTGACCTTGATAACCTAATCTCTCATAAGGTTCATACGCTGCCATTCTGTTTTGTTCTCTTATTGCATCTAGTTGAGCCTGCGCTTGGGCTTGTTGAGTCGCGCCCATTTGACCCAATCCTGCTACGTCGGCTGCTTGTAGTTGTGGTACAGTTCCAGCCATTTGCATTTGATTCATGTATGCTTGCTGTGCTGCTTTTTGTGCTTGACCAAAACCTTGTTGTAATAATCCTGATTGTAGTAAAGCTCTATTTAAATCTGATTTACTTTGATACTCTGATCTCATAACACCTTCACGTCCTCCACCTAAGTTTCCAGACTGAGCTGCTAATTGACCAATACCTGTTAATCCTTTTTGGGCTTGAAGATCATACTCTGCCATTGTAGCATCGATTACATCTTGTTGATACGGAGACATAAAAGCTGATTGACTTCCGGGTCCTGTGTATGCTGCGGCTTGTGTAATGTAAGGTTGATATGCTCCAATACCAGCACCCGCTAAATTATAAGCTTGAGTTTGATACTGATCTTGTGGTGCTACTTGAGGTGCAAATTGACTAGTGTCTAATTCTTTTCCAGTTAACGCTGTTAACTGTTTTCCATAATCCTTTTGTAGGTCTTCCACATATTGTGGTGGTAACACTTGTTGTTGTTGTACAGCCATTATACTACCTCGCTTAACCTTTCCGAAACTTCAAACATTTCTCTAGCTCCTTGTAATCCTTGAGATTCCTCCGATATTCTACCACCTTTTTCTAAATTTTTCATCACATTTTCCATGATCTCTGCGCCTTTGTCGATGTCTCCACCGCCTGCACCTCTTACAGCATCTGCTGTAAATACAAATTCATTAACGCTCAGTCTAGCTGGAACGTCATCAGCTTTTTCTTTTTTACCTATTGGTACAAATCCACCTTCGTTTCTATAATCTTTTTCCATGCCACCAAGATCCATAAGTCCTCCTTCTTGAGCCATTCTTCTTCCACCCATCATCGGATTCATTCCTCTAGCCATCATCGGATTCATTCCTCTAGCCATCATAGGATTCATTCCTCTAGCCATCGGATTCATCATAGGATGCATTCCTCCAGGCATTCCTGCCATTCGATTTGGTTGTGGTGCTGGCATTGGATGTGGTTGTTGAGTCTGTGGTTTTGGCATTTGATTGGGTAGTTGTGATATTTGTCCCGTTGTTATTGGAGGATGACCTGTTTGTCCACCTGCGTCATATCCAATTCTTCCACCGTTAGCTGCATAGAATTGACCTATATCACCTTGACGATCTAAGTCTGCTTTTTTCATAATATCTGTTATACCGCCTAGTTTATCCTGCATCGCAGTTTTTCTAGCGTCTTCCACTGTGTATTCTGATGGAATAGATTGACCACCTGAGTAGTATCTTGATCTCATGATTCCACCTTCAGCTTTTTTAGTTGAAAAATCCCCTATGTAAGGATATTTTTTCTTTAGTTCATTCCATGCTTCTTCACCCGATTCAAATGCTTCTTGGACCTCGGCTCTAATTTTATCAATATCCATTCCTGTTCCTCTAGAAACTCTCATAGCTTCTTGCACATCTTCTTGTGAAGCCGTAGCTGCAGCTATACCCATTGATCCTAAAAGAATTGCTGTAGAATTTTTGTTAATGAAATCCATAATACCGGATGTGCCTTTCTTAAGGCCTTCTTGAATCGCTTTTTTATTTTTCCAATCAAAAGGAAGTTTTTCTTCAACAACATTTATATCTTCTGCTAAGACTGGTGCTTTTCTTGAATCTAACCATTGACCTAATCCACCTGTATCTTGTATTGGATTACTAAAATATTTACTGAATGCACCTGTACCTGTATTTTGCATTCCACCCATAGGATTAAAACCTGTTTGTAAATTTTCCATACCACCACCAATACCTCTAGCTAATTGACCACCACCATAAGTCATTAAACCAGATTTTAAACCTCTACTTAAACTTCCGTGTTGATCAAACCCACCTATACCAGACATTAAACCTGCAGCTATTGGATTGAACGGTGCAACAAACGGTGCAGCTTTAACTGCAACATCTGCTACTTCATTAGGTATAATTTTTCTAACCGCTCTTTTTAATTTACTTCCAATTCCATAACGTCTTCTTCCATGTCGATCCATGATTCCACCAAAAGCTGCTGGCTCTCTCACCATAGTTTCTTCAGTTGTAATTTGTTCTCGAGGTGCTTTAACTCCCATTTTGCTAGCTTGATAAACAGATTGATACCATTCGTCAAAAGACATAACAGGCTCGTCTATCTCTTTTTGTTCAAATACATATTGCATGTATTCTTCTTTTAAAAGAGCTAACGCTCGTTCTTGTCTAGGATCTTGTGGGCCTTCATTCCCTTCGTATTTTATAGGAGGTGCTCCTGTTTGTAATTCTTCTGAAATATTAATATCTGTTATTGCCATATTTTTGCCTAATTTTTAGCGGTTTATTATCTTACTTTGTTTTTGAAAAAAGATCAAGGTTTGGCATCAAAACATGTACATCTCTTCTAATGTCATCTTCAGCTATGCCTTTAGCTTTCCATTCTTCTTCCGTCTTATAAACCTCTTCAGTATGCTTGTTTTTTATAGTCGTTGTTACCTTTGCAGGTGTTACAACTGGTACTTCTTTTCCATCTATTATTGTTGTTTTCATTATGTTGTTATCTCCTTTTTAATGTTTAGGTAGCTAATAGCAAAATCAAATGAATCTGTGCTACCTGCTTTAATTGTAAGGGTTGTTCCTCCCTCTACTATCAACGGTTGGGTTAATAATTCTTTAGTAGTATCAGCTGTTAAAGCTGCCGATTTAATGGCAGTAATAGCGTTATTTGTAACAATAGGACTAGGAGTTCCAGCAGATGTAACTAAGATAGACCTAATAACATATGTTTCAGTTACCAAAGGATATCCACTTCCAAAAGGATTAAGTTCCCCATTGGTCGTATCATCATCTATTCCTACAAATTTATATTGATTAACAACTGCTGCCATTATTCCATAAAGAAGCTTCTAGCTTCTATCTCCTGTTTTAATTCTTCTTGAAATGTAGTGTTTAATTTTTCTAACACTGCATCTAAATCTCTTACTAAAGATTGCGCCACATCTTGTCTGTAG